CCCGACTCCGCAGCGACTCGCTTAGCGAAGCTAATTGCCTCGTCACGCTCACGCATGGCCGCTTCTTTTACACGGCGTTCTTCGTGGGCTTGGCGACGCAGCTCTCCCATCCGCTTCTTGACGCCGGCACTGTACTGCTCCGCTTCGTCATCTTTAGCCAAAGCATCATGGTCTAACGGTTTTCGGTTCCTGTCTTCGACAGGCGTATCGTCAACAATGGAAACTTCCACTTCCGTGTTGTCTTCTACTAAGTTTTCTGGGTCCATATTTTTCTCCTTTAAGCGCGGGAATATCCACGAGATTCAACTTCTAATTTGTTACTTTTTCGCCTATTAACATTCATAGGTATTACCTGCAAGTTCCACGGTACGTGTAATCCACTTACCGTCTTCCCTTGTATTGGTACAATGTGGTCAACTTCCCACTTGCCCCCCAGCATATGCTCACGCAACTTCGCTAAGTCATACGCTTCTTGTATCATCCACAAATCGCACTCAGTAAGCCACGGTGGAGCTGCGTTAGATTTTGTATATCTATATTTGCTAGTTGCTGCCGCGTAGTAGGGCTTATTACGCGCCGTAAATTCGGACGATGCTTTTGCCCTCTTTTCCGGGTTCGCCGCACTCCACTTAAATTTTCTAGCGTTGCACTGATGCTTATTTGCTGCCTGATACATAGATGCTCTACGGACGCTACAATCCTTGCACTCTGACGATATCCCTGTAGAAGTCACTCTGCTCGGGTAAAATTCACTGCTGCACTTTACTTTTTTACAACAAGTGCACGCTTTTTCTGCAGGTACATATTTTTCCGCAGCCTTTACCCTATTGATATTTACCTTTACGCATGCCTTACAGCGACCATTAAGCCCGTCTTTCTCTCTGCTGCACTTACTGAAAGATGCAACAGGCTTAACTTCTTTGCATGTGTAACAGCGCTTATCCAGCACGGCTATACCCTTTCGGGTCCGCTACGGTTCCGTCCACAGCGTCGTCATTTACAATACGAAACTCTTGTCCGTTGAGGTGGAACCGCGTGCCTTGGTATGGGCGCATCAGGACGTAATCGCCTGCTTTGCACCATGGGCCGGACGGGAACCGCTCTTTGTCTTGATATGCATCTGGTCCGAGGTCCAGTACGAGTGCCACTACCGAGGTAATGGTTTCAGCATTCTTGGTCGAATCAATTTTTTGAATTATCGAACCATCGAATGTGTCAGCTACTTTCGGCAGAGCAACAAGCATCTTGTGGCCAGACGGCTTTGGAAGCGCGTCTTCAAGTTCCTGCTGGCTCAGTTCTTTCTTATCCATTGTTCCTCCAAAAAATTATAGGTGTGTTTTGATCTTGGCAACGAGCGCCCTGATCGTGTGCTTTACTTCGTCGTTTGCATATTCCACTGCCTGCAGAACTTCTTCCATCAAACCTGCTAATACGTTTTCAACAGATACTTCTGGTTTTTCTTTCTTCGTTGCCATGGTCTTCTCCTATTGGTCTTTGAGTGTGATTGCGATTTCGTCGAGGCTCTGCAGGGCCATACGTAGCCCCCGCAGGATACCTACCTTAAACTTATACTCTTCATAACTCTGGGCGTGCCCTTCAGACAGCTGGGCAGTGATGTTGGCAATATCTGCGCTCACTGCAGCCTTCACCCGGGCGTCAAACATATAGATCATTCGTCACCACCTTTCTCAGTAAATGGAACTTCCTGTGCCTGCTGTTGTTGCTTTTGTTGTCTCAGCTGCGCGCGCTCTTGGGACGACAGGCGCTGCTTCTCGTTGTGGGCGCCGACGATGTGCCCGATCATGCCCATCTTCTCGGTGCTCTTGCGCTGGCTGTGCTGCCCCATCGCCTGAACACCCGCTTTCATCAGGTCGGCCTTCAGCTTGTCCTTGCCTTCCTGATTCTTCATCAGCAGTGCGGTCGCTTTCAGCTGCAGCTCTTTATCTGCCATGTCTTTCTTGTTCAGCATTTCCTGTTCTTTAATTTCCAGCTCTTTTTGTTGCATCTGGACAACAGGGTCTTTGGCCGACTCTTCCGCTTGCTGCTGCTGGGTTTCTGCTTTGTTGACTTCAAGCAACTTCTTGGCGGCCTGCGCCAGAAGCCCCGACAGCTGTACTTCGATTTCAGCGGGTAACGGCTCGTCAGGCGGCGGCAGGGTAGTGCCAAGTTGGGCTTCGATCTGATTGCGATAGACATACGCAATGTGCTCGCTGAGGTGCGACTGCCCCGCCGCCAAAATCATCTGCGCCTGTGGGTTCTGCCCCATCATCGCCATGATCTTCGGGTCCTGCATTGCTGCTTGGTGTACTGCGATATGGGCCTCATGGTCCTGCGCCAAGAACGCTTTGACCGGCTTGCCCATCAGGATCGCCATATTCTCTGACACAGGATCGATCGGGTCGTTGATGCCCTTCAGCGCCGGAATCAATTTCTCCAGATTCTTCATGCCCACTGTCTCCAGCATGCGGGAGTGCAAGTCAGGCAAGTCGTATATCTGTGGTGCGGTCTGGGCAAGCTGGATCACAGCCTGCATTTGCACAATCTTCTGTGCCATGGTGGCCGCGTTCGGGTCTGCTACCGGCAGGATATCGACCAGCGCATAGTCAGCCTTCTTGGTCGCTGGGTCGCCACCTTCTGGGGTGTATCGATATTCTGGGGAGCCGTACTCGCTAATCAGCGCCTTCAGAATCTTGAACTCCTGCTTCATCGAGGCGTACACGCGCGCTTGGATGGCCGACATGACTTTCAGCGTGCGCTCGAGCAGCGCCAGCGTCGTACCCACCGGTGAATTGGAGTCGAAGTCTGCGATATCCATTTCGGCTACGGCGGCCATCTTGCGCCCGTCGGCCACGATCTTCTCCAGCAGGCCAGCCAGCACCATCGACGGCTCTTTGTACGGCAGCGCCATCAAGTTGTCTTTTAACACGCCACTCGGTACGTCCACGTCACGCCACTCGCCCGGGGCGATCGGATCGTCGTCGCCTTTGATGCGCATCCCTTTGGTTTTCAGCCCGCCGGGGAGATTCGACAGCGTGCCCGCGTCCACCAGCTGCCTGAGCAGTGATGTGGCGCCCTGCGCGAACCCGCCAACCAAGTGAATCAGGCCAAAACCGTAAAAACCAAGGCCGGTTACGTACTGATAGTGCACAAAATGGGAGATTTTCTTAAATTCGGCGTCGTCTTCCGCGTAATTACGGTAAATCGACAGGATTTCCCCCGAATCTTTGTCCGTAGTGACGATATAGGGGCGATAAATGCCATTTTCTGACTCAAATCCCTCTAAATCAAGGTCAACGCACGTCTCATAGTTGGTGTGGCGCGACTCTTTGTGCTCATAAATGCCCGAAATCTTGTCTTTCTGCTCACGTACGTCTTCATTGTCACGTACTGGGTCGCCTAACTCGACGTCGCGATAGAACCCAGAGTCTTGCAGGCGTGCAATTTCGTCCGGCGTGCGCCGCGCGCGGTATGTATACCGTGGGCAAGTCTCCAGATCGGTCGCACCGTACGATACGATGAAGTCCTCCGCACTGACAAACATCGACGTCTGACGCCCGAGCAGTGGATCGTGATACACCTTCTTGAACGCCGAGCCCGCGATGGGCAGGTTCAGCAGCATGCGCTCATGCTCGAGGCGGTACTCCGTCATCACGTCAACAATTTCCTCGTTCATGTCCGCCTGCACGCGCCGGCCCGCCGCTTCTTTCTCGGGGGTCAGGTCGCCAATGATGCGGGTCTTGACAGGACCGGTCGCAGGGAATGTCTCCGTGATGGTTTCTGCTTGGAAGCGAATGACTGACTCCAGCAGCAGCGGGTGGGTCACATTACACGCCCCTTCCCACGGCTCGGTTACGTCTTCCGTTTTCAGCCCCAGCAATTTCAGCCCATCCACGTATGTTTTGGACCACTCCGCGCGCGACTGGATATCATCATCGATCGCTTCCAGCAGGTCGGAGGACAGGCGGTTGAGTGCATCTTCCTCCATCAGCTCGGCCAAATTCGCGCCGTGCGGAGCGTTGTCCCGCATTGACTGGGTTATGGTTTTCTCGCCTTCTGTCAGGTCGACCATCATGCTGCCGTCGGCGGCTTCGTCCGAGCCTTCGATCACGACCTCAAGGTTGTCTTCTGGGAAATTGTCCATTTCCATTGCATCAAGGCCGAGTGGCGCGGGGGAGAGGGATTTATCGATCATGGTCGTGGTCCTTTAGTAATATTTACGTGGGCGATGGTAGGTCTTCTCATTGTCATCGTCCCACCGGTCGGAGGGCAGGCGGATAAACCCGCCGCTGCGGAAGCGCGCCAGCGCCATGGATGTGGTGTCTACACGATCGTCTGAGCCGTAGGAGGGGAATCCTGCGATTTCATCCACCAATTCTTCTGCCCATCGTTTACCCGCCGGATACCACACGAGTCCCGAGCGCACAATGTCAGCCACAGCGTTAAGTCGTGCGAACTTGTCACCTGTAGCCCTTGTGGGGGTAAACTCCGATACAGGCACTCCTGCTGCTCGCATTTCTTGGTACAGCTGGGTGCCGGCAGACTTTTTCTCAACGATGAATGCATCAAGTTCCCAATCTTTGTAAACTCTGTAGGCACACTCTTTCAGTTCAGGGAACTCCATCCGCTCGCGAATAGACTCCAGCAATATGATGTTGGCCACCCGTTCCCCGGTGGCTTCGTCCGGGCGATAGAACACGCCCCAGATCGTGATGGAGGTATAGTCAGCCCGATTATTTACCTCTGCTGCAGCGTCGAGGGAACCCAATATGAACTCACAGGCAGGGGGTTGGTCTTCCTCCCACAGCCGCCACCACTCCCGCTTAATGAGTGCACCCTCGTCGCTGACGGGGTTCTGCATGTACTGGGCCTGCCAGTAGCGGGTGTCAATCGTTGCCTTGATGGCATTCAATTCCTCCAGCGGCCAGAAGTCCGGCCACAAGGGCAGCCCGCTTGGGAGTATGGCCGGCAGCTCGATGACTTCCCACTCGTCGCCGTCCGGGCTTCGGACCATATTTTCTATGAGTCGGCCCGTTAAATCTCGCTTGTTCCAGCGAGTATTGTGGCTTACTACACCGTTAGCGATGAAGTTTTCAGTGCGGTCAATTTCTACATCAAAAACTTCTTCGCTGCCGGATTCAACAATACTAACTATCTCGTCTAAGAAAACGACGTAGGTACTCAGCGGCTCGTTCGAGTTTTTCTGGAGTTTCACCGTAGCCAACTGCGAGGTTACAGTTGTTGCACAGCAACCCTCTGACTTCGTTTGTATCGTGGCAGTGGTCGATGCACAGCTTTCCGTTCCAGTGTGCGCGTGTATTTGTTTTGGTTGGCAGTTCTCCACAGACAGCACATCGCCCGCCTTGTGCGAGCAGCATTTCATCGAACTGTTCAGCTGTGATTCCGTACCTGTGTTTGATGCGGCTTGCTCTTGTTTTTTCTGACGTAGGTTTTGCTGGCGGGAACTCTCTTCTATAGCATCCAGCGCACAGCCCTTTGCTCTTTGCTGGTTCTCCGCATGCGCACAGCACTCCTTTCCACTTACCGTGGTGCCCAATGCCTCTATGCGGGGCGTCTGGATTTTTCTTGTGGTAGCAAGCGCTTGCTTGGCAAGCGTGGCAGAGTCCGGGTTTTGTTTTGCTTCTTGCGGGTCTGTTGCAGCCTTCGATGCTACAAGCAACATGCCCGGTTTCAGGTCGCGCAATCTTGTCCATTTTTTCACTCCATCAAAATCCACAAGAAACGGGTGTCTCTCGTTCGCTTGGAGTATTATGCCAGATTGTGTTTGTATTGTATATATGGAATCAACACCACTTGACATCCAGTTGTTTACACGCGACGTTGTTATCTCGCCATTTTCAAAGGTTGCCACTTCGTCGCCGGGGCGAATGTCCCGCAGCTTAGTTGTTGAGCCGTCTGCCCGCAGTACGTCGGTCCCGCCGACCATACACATCAAGACAACAATGGCCCCTCCCGGCTGGAGTCGCTGGCGTGGACCGGACTGATACCACTCATAGGCGGCATCGAAGATCGCAGGGTTGCCCGACTTGGCCTCTTGTTCGCTGTGGGGATCATCGATGATAACCAAGTCACCACCACGGCCCGCCATCGCACCACCCACACCGAGGGCATAATACAGACCGCCCGAGTTGGTGTTCCATCTGCCTGCCGCCTTCGAGTCAGCGGCCAGCGCGACGCCGGGGAATACCTCGGTGTAAGCGGGAGAGGCTACCAAGTTACGCACTTTTCTACCGAAGTCAACCGCGAGGTCAGCGGTGTGCGATGCCATGATAATTTGTTTATTAGGAAAATTCCCTAAGAAAAATGCAGGGAATAAATAGCTGGACATTGTGCTTTTGGAATGCCGTGGCGCGATGTTGATAATCACCCGCTTCAACGTACCATTCCTGATCCGATCGAACGCACTGGCAATAATCTTGTGTTGCGGCCCTTGGAGCATGGATGGCTCAACGGCGGACATAAAATCTAGGAAGTGCAGTTGCGCTGCTTTTCTGGCGTTGCGTGCGGTCAGCGTCTCGATCACGGTCTGCAGTTCGACCTGTTCATGCCGTGGCAGCTTGTCCATGTTGTCCACAAGGAACGACAACTCTTCTGTGGTGAAGTCGTCGAACGCTGTGCTGTTGGTGCTCATGCTGTGGGCACTTCCGAGAATGTGACTTCTTCGGGGGCCGGCTGGGCGGAGACGATGGTACGCAGTTTACCCAGCTTGTCCTTGAGCATTTGCTTCAGGTCTTCATCAGGGCGGTGCTCGATCACTTGGTGGGTCCGCTCTACGAACAGGCCGACGTCAGCCACTTTGCCCAGCAGCTCGACGGCCCGCAGCTTCTCTGTCGTCTTGCCTTTGCTCACCGTCTCGAGCAGGGTGTTGATGCAGATGTTTCGTATCTGCTGGGCATTGACGATGAACTCGCGATCGTATTCCTGCAGCAGTGCCGTTAAGACAATGGCTACGCTGGTGGGGGTGTCGTTGAGGGACTTGGCGGGGGCTTGGAATAGTTTCTGCGCTTCAATGTGGTCCTGCTCGGAGACGTTGTGGGCCAGCGGCTGGCCGGTCGTGTGCATGGCGGCGGTTATCGCTTCGGCGGAGCCGCACAGAGAGTTAGCGCGTGTGAGTACGTCGCCCAAGGGCTCGTCATCGAAGTCGAGCGGAAGGGGCAGGATGAATACTTCAGGTTCGAAAGCGGCAGATGTAGTGGGCATCGTGCTGTATACCCCTAGATGTAGTGGTTGCCGAGTTTATATCATGGGTGTGTATGTCATGTCAAATTTTTGTGAAAAATTTTTTAGGGAGTAGGTCTTTTTGTCTACTTGCTTTTTTGCTATTAAATGGACGGAGTGTGTTGTTAATTGGTCAACTATGGTAAATGTTTGTCTGGATTAGGAGGGACGCGCGCGGGCGCGCGGGCGCCGAAAAGTCGGGGTAGGGGGGCGGTGGGGTCGCCAAGGGGGGCTGGCGCGGTACGCGGCGCGGCGGCGCGGGATTGTGCTGTAGTGGCAGCCACTACACGATATCACTTGACAATGTACAGTTAAATCCTGATAATAGGAACTGTGCACTTTCGCACATGAAGCAAAACAACTTATTAGGAGATAGTCATGACCAAGCAAACCACCAAGGTATCAGTTGCAACCGCCGCCGCTAACGCAAAAGCAATTGCAGCAAAAGCAAAAGCGGACGCTGTGCAAGCGCGTAAGGCCCTTCCTGCTCTCAAGATCATTGCAACCGCTATCGGCAGCACGCAGGCAGACCAGCAGGCAGCAAGCGGATCGCTTAATGCACTGATCGCCGTTCAGTGTAAAGCAATTCTGGACCTGAAGATCTGCACGACAATTATCCATAATGCAATGGCAGGCAGCACCGATGTTGCCAAGCAGGGCGTCCTGTATGCTGAATTTTCGTCCGCTGTAGAATCCGCCTATCTTGCAACTTGCAAGACGAAAGGAATCGCGCCTGACATGATTAGACTGGCGAATAACATTCGGTCGCGTTGTGCTGACATTCGGAAAGTTATTCAGGGCAGTTTAAAACAAGGTGTAGATATACAGCAATTTTTGGCTAAATCGGTCGATGCTGACGGCGTAAAGCGGGAAAGAGGCGCAAAGGCAAAGACGCCAGACGGCAAAATGTTCGTAAGTTTCAGCGCCTTAAAAGAGGAATCTTTCGCCGGTCTTCCTGCGCTTGCCGAGATGTTAACGTGCTGGTGCGAAAATCCTGCGAATAAAACGGCTAAGCCGAAAGCAAAGGCGATAGCCAAAATGGCAGCTGACCTGCTGGCGGTCGTATCAGCGGAATTGCTGAAAAACGCTAAAGCTAAATAAACTCCGCAACTTAATCCAGCCCCGCGAAAGCGGGGCTTTTTTGCGCCTAAAATTCTCTACCATTTAGTTGCCTTTTGGCAACAGGAACTGGTATCAAAACAGGTCGCCTTCGGCGACATGAAAGGGCTTGACTTAAAAGCGTAAGGTCTTTATTAGTTGGTTGTTGTGGCAGCCACAACATGGTCGCCGCGCCTGCGCATAGCGCGCCTAGCCGACGTACCACTAAACAGCTCGCATTCATCGCGTGAAGTTTTATTAGGATGTTATCTATAGAAAAGTCCGTAGGATAAGGATAGCGCGGGGGTCGATGCCAGTTCTTCATACTGCGGGGGAGTACACGCGGAAACTGCCTATTTTTTAGGCGCGAAACAGACGATTCGTTATTGTTACAACAACTTTGTTACAAGAAAACGGGCTTTTCGTAACATACTGCTAATGTTGTGGCAGCCACAACAAATTCTCGAAGAGTGAAGCTGGGCGTGGGTTCCGGGAGTATTGGGCATAGGGCGAGCGGGCATCGGGTATACTACTACTACTACTACTTATAAGATTATAAATAGATAGTAATACCTTTATTTTATGAGAGTCGATGCTGTTTTCGTTTTTGTTGTCATTTGTACTCCCTTTTGAGGGCTTTTTCTCTCCCTTTCTCTGGAACTCTCATAATTTCTGGAAAACCCCACTTTGGCTGTTACAAAAAGCTGAAACCCGCGCCCAGCCTCACTCTTAGGCGTAACAGCCTCCAAAGTACGACTCGTTACGCATGGAACATGATGCTCGTCTTGAGCACTTTTTAGGTAAATCTGCATTTCACATTATGAAATCGTAGAAAACACTTATCTGATTAAAAAAACAGCACAGTTCGTGTTTACGTTACACGTTACTATGTAGTACTGTTGTATCTCGATCACTCCACTGTTTAGTGTGGCTATTTTCCGTTCAATCTGCTACACTTCACTTCATAGTGCACATCTACAAGGAGACAAAATGAGCAAGAAACTTGAGCTGTACCAAAAACGATTTGGCAAACTGACTGTTACTTATTGGGAAGCGGTCGGACCGAAGAACCTTTGGCGCTGCAAATGCGACTGCGGCAACCTAGTCGAAGTGCGCGGCACACACTTGCAGTCTGGCAATACGAAGTCATGCGGCTGCCTGCGGAAGAATGGTAATCCTGTAAATCCATACCTGCGTGCCAAGGAAGCACTTGAACTTGTTGTGGCTGCCACAACAGCAGACGAGTTTAACCAGAAGTTTGAGCGTGAGTTCCTAGCCTACTGCACCGAAACCTACAACAAACAGAAAGGCACTAATTGAAATTATGGTTCAAGTTGTTTTGTGGTATAGTTCAGCTTCGGACAACAACAAAAGGAGTAAAGTCGTGCAAAAACAAATTGATCTTACACATAAGCGGTATGGCAGGTTGGTCGTCCTTCAAGCTTCAATATCCCGTAAAAAGTATTGGGATTGTAAATGCGACTGTGGTAAGAGCGTTACCGTCCGTGGTGATTCATTGCGGAAAGAGCGTACAAGATCATGCGGATGCCTGCGTGCACAGAACGCTAGGAAGAAGCCATATGCCCCACTGATAGCTGCTATTAAACTTGTTGTGGCTGCCACAACAGACAAGCTTGAACTTGACTTCTTGAATGAAGTCACCCCTGAACTTATTAAATTCTGTGAGGATAGATTATGAACCTTGAACGTATAGATATGGTCGGGCAAACCTTTGGTCAGCTAACAGTCCTTGAAAGGCTGCCTTTAGGTAGGATTAGATGCCTGTGCGCGTGCGGTGTGGAAATTACCCGCGATGCACAGTCAGTAAGAGACGGCGACACAAAGGCGTGCAGGCGCGCGGCTGAGGTAGGTCATGCATATAAGGAACTCCCTGCACCCCGCCGAATCGACATGGTAGGCATTGTGTATAACAATCTAACAGTCCTCGAAATGCTGCCTAAAGGTAAGATACGGTGCAAGTGCGCGTGTGGCAAGGAAACTATCACTAATGCTCAATCAGTTCGCAATGGCAGCACGAAGTCATGCGGTTGTATGCGAGAGAAGAACGCTGGGCGCCCGCCCAAAGAGACTGCCCCGATACCAGTTATCATATCCCCTAACACACACCGGCTGTTGACTGACCTACCGCCACGCGACCCTACCAAGCCTAACCCGCTGACAACGGGCGGGACATTCATACTAGCTAACCCCGAGTTGGCTGTGGCGATGCGGGCATGGCTGAACTCACACCAGTGCTACACCTTCGAGACTCCGAACGGCAAATATGGCTACGATTACAAGGGCGTGCTGTACCAACCGTTCAAATCGCGTGCCCATGCTATGTTATCCGCCATGCTAGCCCTGATTGACGCTGACCCAGTGCCCCGCTAACACTCGCTAAAGCGTCCTAAGCGCTACGCTAAAACACACCAAAATAATTTCTAGAACACACTAAATTAGTGTGTTTTTCTTTCTAAAAAG